CGGCACGGCAACTCCATCTTGCGGCCGGCGTACAAAAACTATGTCCTGAAGGACGAGTTGCTTCGCATTGAGGCTGCCGCTGCTCGACGCCACGGCATCGGTGTGCCCGCAGCGTGGGCGCCACCAGATGAGTCGAACGACCCTGAGCGGGTCGCTGAATATCAGAAAGCGGCGTCGGCCTACCAAGGCGGATCCAGTGCGGGCATCGGCTTGCCCGCCGAGGCGCGATTCGAAATCTTGGGCCCGACAGGTTCACCGATGGATCCTCGACGGGCCATCGAATACCACGACCACCAGATGGCGTTGGTGGCGTTGGCGCACTTCCTGAACCTTGACGGCAAGGGCGGCTCCTACGCTTTGGCAAGTGTGCAGCAGGACACCTTCGTGCAGGCTGTTGGTGCTGTAGCGGAAAACATTCGCGAGGTCGCGCAAGCGCACGTCATTGACGACATCGTGGACTGGAACTACGGCCAGGACGAGCCCGCCCCCCGCCTGGTGTTCGACGCTATCGGTTCTCGCCAAGACGCCACAGCGGTCGCCATGCAGCAACTCGTCGCCGCTGGCCTGCTGACACCCGATTCAAGGCTTGAGTCGTTTGTGCGTCAAATGACTGGCCTTCCCGCATCGGATTCTTCTTACACCGAAGAAGCAGATGACGACGTTGAAGAAGCACCCGACACTGGACAGGTTGGTGTCGAACCGCCGCCGCAAACCCTGTCCAACAAAAACGATTTGAGGTTGTTTGATGTCTGATCAAGGTTTCGCTATCACCAACAAAGCAGGGTCAACGGAAGTCCTCATTTATGACGACATCAACTCGGCAACGTCCGGGCCGTTCGTCAGGGCCCTCAACGACCTCAAAGCCGACACAATCACCGTCCGCATCAATTCCTCGGGCGGCAACGTGTTCGATGCCATTGCGATGGCCAATGCGCTGCGCGATCACCCAGCCCGCATCACAACAGTGGTAGACGGGTTGGCGGCGTCGGCCGCATCATTCATTGCCACTGCCGGTGACGAAGTGGTGATGAACCGCAACTCCGAAATGATGATCCACAACCCGCGGGCAGCCACCGCAGGCGGATCGAACGACATGCGTCAACTCGCTGACCGACTCGACGCGGTGCGCGACAACATTGCGTCAATGTATGTGTCGCGGGCCGGCGGCACTGTCGAGCAGTGGCGTGACGTGATGGCTGCCGAAACGTGGTACAGCGCCGAAGAGGCTGTTGCCGCCGGTTTAGCGGATCGCGTCTCCGAGCAGCCCGCCGTCACCAACTCTTATGACCTGTCGACGTTCACCTACGCCGGCCGTTCACAAGCACCAGAGCCCCTTAATGTTCAGCCCATCCACCCCACCGACTCGGGCTCCGAGTCATCACCTAGAAAGGAAGGTGGCGCTATGCCCACCTTGCAAGAGGGGCTCGCGGAGCTGTTCGGTGTTTCCACCGACGCTGACGACGAGACCATTCTGACCGCAGCGAAGGACGCTCTGGAAGAGCGAACCGCCGCTGTGGAACCGTCCGCCCCGGCGGAACCGACCATTGAGCAGGCGGCTGCCATCGCGGCGAAGTCCGGCCTGACTTTGGTGAACTCCGAAACCCTTGCCGCGTTGCAGGATCAGGCCCGTGCGGGTGCTGAAGCCCGCGCGTTGCAGGTCCGCGAATCATTTGAGCGGATCGTTGACTCGGCGGTTACCGACGGCCGGATCGCACCGGCTTCTCGGGATCACTGGTTGACGCAACTGGCGGCCGACCCCGAGGGCATCCAGAACGTGATCTCGGCCCTGCCGGCTGTGATTCCGGTGACCGAGTTCGGTCACGCCATCACCAACGAAGCCGACGACGACGACAGCCTGTACGGCCGTCTGTTCGGCCTGAGCGCAAAGGACGCATCTCATGTCTGAGTTTTCCCCTCTTTTCAAGCCGGGTGCCGAGTTCACTCGTCCCACCTCGGCGGCCGTCACTGGCGGTCAGGTTCTCATCGTGTCCGGTGAGGGCACCGTGGCACCGTCCTCGGCGGCTTCGGCTGCCGTGTTGGGTGTTGCAGCCTTCGACGCTGCTAGCGGCGAGGACGTCACGGTCATCACTGCCGGTGTCGTCAACGTCGATGCTAGCGGCGCGATCAGTGCTGGCGCTTCAGTGGCGGCAGCTGCGAGCGGTGCAGTTGCGGCCCACTCGGGCACCAACTACAGCACCATCCTCGGGGTTGCGCTCGGCGCAGCCGCCAACAATAAAGTCCTCGTCAAGCTGACGCTGGGCTGACCGGCACACACGAAAGCAGGAACAGAACATGCCGTACACCTATCCTCCCGCAGCCCCGTCGCTGTCGGGTGACGTTTTATCCATCAACCGGTTCCTTGCGAACCCGACCTTGGTGGCCCGCCGTCTGCGTACCCTCGCTGAGCAGCGGTTCATCTCGGATGCTCTGCTCACTCAGCGTATGCAGGCGCAGGGCGGTTCCGTGCTGTACGAGACGGGCGAGTCGATCTACACCGACACCGCCCCGGATGGTGTCAGCCCCGGCGCCGAGTATCCGCGCACCGCGGTCAGCCACGGCACTGCGTCGCTGGCGAAAACCACCAAGTGGGGTTCGGATGTCGAGGTGACCGACGAAGCCATTTCACGGCAGTTGATCAACCCCGTCGACCGGGCGTTTGAGAAGCTCGTCAACCACATGGTGAAGACGGTCGACTCGGTGGCGATGTCCGCTATCAACTCAGCCATCACTCAGACCACTGCGTGCCTGGCGCCGTGGAACGGATCCGGTTCGTCTCCGCAGATTTTGCGGGACGTCGTCCGGGCGAAGGCCAACATCGCTGCACTCAATCAGGGTTTCGAACCCGACACCCTGGTTGTGGACGATGCGACGTACGCCAACTTCCTGTCCGACACCGCTATCGCGGGGCTCCTGCCGCGCGAGCAGACGAACACCCCTGTGCAAACCGGTTCCTATCTGGTCGTTGCGGGTCTGCGCGTTCTGGTTTCACCGAACGTTCAGAACGGTGGCACCAGCGGTGCCATCGCACTGGTGGCGGATTCGCGGGCACTCGGTGGCATGGCTGACGAGAACCTCGGCGGCCCCGGCTACGTGTCAGCGAACGGTGTCGGTGTTCAGGCCAAGACGATCCGCCAGGACGAGGCCGATAAGTGGCTGCTGCGTGCGCGCCGCGTCACCGTGCCCATCGTTTTGGAGCCGTCGGCGGCCTGGAAGATCACGGGCGTCGCCAACGTCAACGGCAGCTAATGCCGGCTTATCGGGTGAGCGCCCCCCTCGTTTTGGTCCGAGACGAGGAGGGCCGCACCCACCACTGCTACGAAGGTTCAGTGGTGGATGTCGTTGACTCCGGTCATGCCCACTATCTGCTCAAGTCGGGCATGGTGAGCGACGTCAACGCACCCGAACCGTCACATGCGGTGGACACGCACACAACTGTCAGCGATCCTGACCAACGTGGTGCGCGTCCACCGCATGTGGCCGCAAAAGCTGTGTGGGTTGACTACGCAGTCGTGCAGGGATTTGACAGGGTTGAAGCCGAATCCATGACAAAAGAACAACTCGTCACAACATTGGGCTGACGGTGTCTGCCCCGGAGTGCGAGTTCGATCCCGAATTTGATGACTGGCCTCACGTTGAGGACACAGACGAGGCGTGGGTTGCGTTCGCTGTCAGCCGTGGCGTGAAACGTGACGCTGCGGCACGCATGACCAAGCCCGATCTTATCAAGTGCTTGACACGTCTGGACAACACAAGTGAGTGAGGTGAATCAACGTGCCTGAGCCGTTTGTGACTGTCGAGGATTTCGCTGACTCATTTCGGCCACTCAAACCCTCAGAGCAGCAGCTCGCGGAGTGGTTGCTGCAGGTTGCGTCCGACTGGATTCGGGACAAGAAGCCAACAATCTCTAATGACAGCTTGGCCGCTAAGCTGGTGGTCACTGAGGTTGTGTCGAATGCAATCCGTTACAACAAGTATGCGCCATTCAGTTCGTTCAATGAGCAGACCAGTCACAGCACCATGTCGGGTACTTTCAGCCTCGATTCGGCTGGTCTTGATTTCACTGACCGGCATCGCGACATGCTTGGTATTGATGTGAACTCTCCGCCTAAGTATTCGTTCACGGCATTCGATTACTGATGAGCCGCATCCCTGGCTCACTTGAAGTGACCATTGTGAAGAAGCCGCCTGGGACGACGGTTCGGAGCTTGCCCACCGACCCGCAGCCGGCGGCGCCGCAACTGATCGTCAAGCAGGGCTGCCACGTGGAAACGCAAAGCCAAATTGAGAACGTCGGACTGTCTGCTATCAACACTGAGTTGGTGTGGATTTTCATGCCACCTGATGCGGACACGGTGGCGATCACGTCGACGGACGTGTTGAGGTTCGCGAGCCGCGACTATCAGATGCAGGGCCCTGCGTCGGTGGAGTACGGCGTTGACGGCGATTCGATCCAGGTGTGGTGCATCGCACGATGGGAAGCGAGCTAAATGGCGCGCACGAAGGTCAAGGAATCGCCACGCCAAATACAGGACATCATCTTTGAACGGGCGCGGGAAGACGCTGCGATGCGCCGCGAACTGCTGCTGTTCTCGCGTCGGGTGCACAAGTATTGGCGACGCATCGCCCCCGTCGGTGACCCCAGTGGTTTGCGTTACGTCGAAAACTTCGGTGGGCCGCTACCCAAGCATTGGAACCAAACCGACAGCAACGCCGGATCCTATAAAGCTGGCATCGTTAACCGTAAAGGCAAACCCGATTCTGACGGTTTGCCAACCCGAATGATTTCCGCGACTGATCATAAGTCGCATTGGATTGAGTACGGGACCGGTGGTACGACACCAACACCGGAGTTTGCGTGTCGGCAGCGCACCGCCACCCGGTTCGGCGCAATGGGTGGTGTCACTGCACGTCAAGGCTTAGTCAACAAGTCGGGGCGTCGTGGCACGACTCGGCTGTCGATTGGTACTGGCAGCAATCGGCCCTCCGGCAGAGCTGGGCGGGCCCGAGGCTATGAACCGGTGGAGCCGGCCGCATGAGCGGCCCGTTGATGTATAGCCTGGCAGCCCCGGACGGCGTTGAGCTTTTAGTGACGTGGCTTGCACCCCTTGACGGCGGCGTTGGCCCGCAACGCTACAGCGGGCAGGGCTTGCCGTATCGGTGGGTCAGTGACGCACCTGGCGGCGCGGACGACAAGGTCACAGACCGTTCCACATTTTCAATCCATACTTTCGGCGTCGATTACTGGTCGGCCCGAGAGCAGGCACGGTTAACTCACCGCCGCATGTTGGCGTTGGGGCCCCCGATGGTTGGACAGTATCGCGTCCAACTTGCTGGTGGCCGAACCGTGTTTGTCGACGGTGTAGAAACCGCAGACCCGCCCAGTTGGCAGGACTACGGAGATAACACCGTCCATCGTTTCGTCGCTCGCTACACCATTGACCTTCGGTTCAGATCAGTTCCTCAAGGTTCGTAGCAGCACAAGCCCAAAGTTTCACCATCCCAAGTAAACACCCTGCGGAATTCCGTGGGCAACACAGATAGGAACACCAAATGCCGAATCCATCAACCGGCTCTGCGTGGACCGATGTCTACGGATTCAACCCGCTCGGTATCCGCAAGGGCATCATTGTCAACATCCTGATCCGCGACTACAAAGGCTCCACCACCAACCTGCGCGGCGGCGCATCGGGAACGAACACCAAAGGGCTGTTCAGCCCCTACGCAGTCGACGGGCTGTACCGCACCGATCTGACGGGCGCCAACTTCCCGGGCGGCCGTTTCTACGACGTCGGCGCGCTGTCCGAGGACGGCATCCGTATTACCCCGGACCTCAGCGTTGAGGGTGTAAGGGTCGCTCAGGCCCGCCGCGCCCAGCGGTTCGACATCGGTGAAGAGAACGACGAACTGATGTTCACGTGCCGCGAGTCCAACAATGTGGTCGACGCTTTGCGTTTCGACCTGCCGTTGGATGCCAACCTGCAATCGGTCGGTGCCACCAACTACACGGTGGTCAAGCCGATGGAAGCCAGCATGGTGGAACGTCAAGCCATCGCGTTCGCTGAGGACGGCGACCAAAGGTTCGCCTACGTGTTCCCGCGTCTGGCACGCAAGTCTGTCGGACAGTCGAACCTGAACCGTCAAGATCCCGACGACCTCGAACTGACCTACGGCGCCGTGCCGTGCCCGTATGCCGACACCCCGGTGTATCTGGTGCGTGACGGCGTCGGCTGGCGCAGCCAGGTCAGCGTCGCAGGAGCCCCCCCCACTTCGGGTTCCTGATCTCCTGAACCTCGCTGGGCGGCGGTTTCATCAGATTTGGTTCGTCCGTCTGATGTCGGGCTGGCCGTCGCTCAGCGAGCCCCACCTGATGGTGGGGCTAGCCCTGTTAGAGCCCAAGAAAGGAAACAGCCATGCCCAACGAGTCAGTTTCGGCGGCCAAAGCCCGCCGCGAAGTTTCTCCCGCAGAAGCTCGGCAGCAAGCCGCCGAGTATCTCGGGTTCACTGCCAGCATCTATATCAAAGTTGATAACGGCGAAGTGTTTGAAATCCCCAACCCGGGTCTGCTAGACGACGATCAGCAGGAACGCTTCGAAGAGCTGCAATCGGAGTTGGAAACCTTTGACCACGACGAGGTTGAGGTTCCGGTCGTGGAGTACACCGTCGAGACACGATCCGACGGCAGCACCTTCAGTGAACCGAAAGTGGTCGGCCACCGCACTGAGCGTGTGCTGCTGACCAATCCTCATCGCAAGGACGGCCAGCCTGTCAAGCCGCCCTACAATGTGCGTTTGGCGATTGCTTTGTGGGGTCAGGAAGGCTACGAACGGTACAAGGCCGGCGGGGGGCGTTCCAACCAGATCGCGTTGGAGTGGACGCGGATGAACCGCGAGTTTTTGGCGAAGGATAACGCGGACCCAAAACCCGAATAGCCGTCGCGTACTTTCGGCGGTTTGCGAGCGAAATCCGACACGACCTGTCCCGATTCCACAACCGGCATGTCCGCGAGTGGCATCAGGGTGTGATGAGTAGCAGCGAGTTGCTTGACCTGTTGGAGTTCCTGCCCGAAGAGTCGGCCACCAAAACTGGTGAGCGTTCCGGTGACTGGTCGTCACATGAGTATCGGGCTGCCCGCATTGTCAATGAGTTGGCGTTGATGCGCTACGAACATGCCGGCGGGCAGAAACCGAACTTGGATCTGTCGCCGGGTGAGCAGTTTGTGAAGCAAGAAAAAGATGAGTGGCGGACGCGGCGGCACGCTGAGGTTTCAGCCCAACTACACGGCGAAAGGTGATGCTCTGTGGCTCGCAATGACATCAACCTTTCTATTGGCCTTGACCTAAACAGGATTGATCTGGTGGCCCGCCAGATGCACGACCAATTGGGTGCTGCTGGCGGCGCTGGCGGGCGCAGAGCCGGTGATCTTTTCAGCAGCGAGTTCGCAAAAGGGATGCAACTCAATGAGAAGCCGATCCGCCGCGCCTACGAGCGGGTTGTCGTTTCCATTAGCCGGCAAACCGAAGCTGAAGCGAAACTTGAAAACCAAAGCCGACGTACCCAAGCGGCAGCTCAACGTTTAGCGGAAGAACAAGCCAATCTAGCGCGAGTGCAAAACGACGCGTCAGCAAGCTCCGACAGGCTCAGCGAGGCACAAGAACGCGCACGGGCTGCTAGCTCTGAGCATTCAGCCGAGATCGCTAAACAGATCAGTTTGCGTTCGCAGTTGACCAGGGCAAACAACGAACACATTGCGTCGTTGAGTGGAGTGTCCGCTGCTCAAGAAAAAGTCATAGCTGACGCTGACGCAAACCTGTCGCTGCTCTCCATTGGTAAATACATTTCTGCTTTACGTGCCGTTGCCATCCCGGCATCTTTTGCGGTAGGTGCTTCAATTCTTGTTGAGATTGCAGGTGCCGTTGCTCAAGCCACGAAAGCAATCCTGGTTTTGCCTGCCGTGGCTACAGCGGGCGCGGCAGCGGTCGGAACTTTAACACTTGCAACGATGGGCTTCGGCGATGCCATCAAAGATATTGGCGATCCCGAAAAGTTTGCAACCGCTTTACAGAGCCTATCTCCGAACGCGCAGCAAGCAGCCTTGTCGATACAAGCTGTCATGGAACCTCTGAAAGAGCTGAAGAACGCCACACAGGATGCGTTGTTTGCCGATTTCGGCCCGATGATCAATCAACTGGTCAACGAGTACCTGCCGACTGTGCAACGTCTAACTGTTGGGGTTGCGGGCGCTTTCAGCGCGCTGGCTAGCGAAGCGTTCGATTCTTTGATGAGCCCACAGGTGTTCGATTCGATCACCAACACCGTCAACAACATTATTCAAGCGTTCCAAAACTTGGCGCCGGCCGTCGATCCGCTGATACGGGCGTTCACACAACTGACTGAGGTAGGTTCAGGATTCCTACCAGGAATTGCTAATGCGGCAGTTGATGCAGCTAACGCTTTCGCTAACTTTATAGATCAAGCCGCCCGCTCGGGCGAGCTTCAGGGTTGGATTCAAGATGGCATAACAGCGTTAGGGTTGATGTGGGACGCCGTCTACGCCATTGGTGAAGCATTCATGGCTTTGGCTAATGACGATTCATTACCAAGTATTGTTGAAGCATTGCAGCAGATAGACGAAATGATGCCTGTCATCGCCGCTGGCGCACGCATTGTGTTGAGCGCTTTTAGCGAAATAGGTCTAGCTGTCCAACAAATCGGTGACGCGATGACCAATGTCGAAAGACTCACGCTTACGGTAGCTCGGGGCCTTGAGGCAGCGTGCGAGAGGTTCGCGGGCGCTATTGATGGAGTTTTTGCGCCGATCAGATTCTTTATTGATCAACTCAACAGAAGTCCGTTAGCAAGGTTCCTGGTTCCTGGTGCTGGTGGCATTCCTCAAATACCGTCAGCCGCGGCACTGGGTAACGGTTTCGGTGCTGTCGGTTCAAACCTAGAGCGCCGCCTAGATCCGCGCCCCAGTGTTCCGCAGGGCTCGTTCAGACGGCAGGGCGGATCTTCGGGCCGCGGCGCGGGAACACTTGGCAGCGTCGATGGTTCATCGTTCAGCTCGTATCTTGAACGGCTGCGGCAGGGCATTCCGGGTTTCCCCCAAGGCGGCTATCCGTTGCCTGCACCGCCGCCGCCGGCTGGCAGTGCAGGGTCGGAGTCTTCGGCAGCAGAACCGCCACCGTACTTCGACCCGTCGCTTTACAGCGTTGACTCAATGCCAGTAGCTGGCGGCATCCCGATGCAGTCGCAACTGAAAGCCCTTGATGATGCGCTGCTGTCGAATGTTCCGTCAGGCCGCTACGACTCGGTGACGAAGGATTTGACGTTGGGGTTGGCTGACTGCACCAGCTCCGTCGAGGATCTCGTCAATATGTTGCAGGGGCAGTCCACTGTTGGCGGAACGTTGACGACATTTAACGCTGAGCAGTGGTTCACTTCC